ACACTCGATTGGCGTTAGTTTACGCCACATAAGCCGCATATCATCGCTGTACGCATCTGGATAGCGACCTGTTGGTAGTGGGGATAGCAAAGTATCCTTTTCCACTGTAGACAGACATCTAGCCTTTCCCTTGGTGTCATGCACCTCTAGGCACTGGCTAACAGGAACATTTTTGTTGTAATCATCGCGCACACCATTATTTAGCCTACGACCCACGATAGACGCAGGGTAAAGAACCTTCGGCTCCAGATTGCCACCACTAGCCGCTGCAAGCGTTGGTGCCTTGCCATCTGGGTGATACACACGCCTATTGTAATCATGCCCCTTCAGATCAGCTTCTCCAGCCAGAACTGTACCTTCTGCGTCCGCTTCATCAGCGAAATCAAACACCAACTGCCGCCTATGCTTTTCAAAGTATGACTTTAGATTGCCGCCTTTAAAGTAATTAGCATCAACGCAATGCGCTTTATCGCGGTCTGTAAAGCCATCTTCCAATATGTCCTTTAGGTATATGCGTTTGTTTTCCGGCAACGACCTGACGGGAATATTTGTCCAGTACAGTCTTCGCCTATTTTGTGCGCTGACAAGATTGGAATTAATATCCACGGGTTTGCACCCTAATTGTTCGCTTATGACATCTTGGAACTCCTGCTTCATATTGACGTTTTCCAGCAGGAAATACTTCGGTTTGCATTCTTTCAGAACACGAACAAATTCAAAGAATAATTTGCTGCGCGGGTCATCAAACGCCAATTGGCCTCCGGCAAACGAAAATCCCTGACACGGACTGCCGCCGATCAATAGATCAACTGCTGGCAGATCACCTGCTGTAATCTTCGTTACATCGCCCAAATGGACTGTATCTGGGTAGTTAGCCTTGGCAACTGTGATTGCATACTTATCAACCTCGCTGGCAAAGTAACTGGTGACAGGCAAGCCAGCCCTATCAAGAGCCAGCCTTGCACACGACATCCCATCGAACAAACTAAGTACATTCATTTAAAACCCCTTTCTAGGGTATCCATGTTGTTCAATAAGTTTGCCTTGTTGGTTGTATATCCATCCTTGAATATATGTATCCTCATCCATAAATGTTGCGCCTTTAACACCATATTCTACTTTCAGAACATTTTTGCCATCAAGGTGATTATCAACAAAGTCCTTGCTGACTACATCAATGATAATACCAAACATCCTATGATCCAGAATGCGTGATATTGTTTTTTCTTCAGCGTTTTCGCTGCCATTGTCATCAAGGTAGTTTTTTTCAAAATTCATAGCAAATGAGCCATCATCTGAAAGTGTTGTTGGATCTACGATCATCGTAATATCCACGAATAAATTTTCTGGATCCTGCACACGATCATTCACATTGCTCATGCCGAACATTTTGTATATGTCATCTTTCGCATGGGTATGGATCAGTGAAGCTGATTCATCAGCCTCTTCTATTTCACCATCTTTGTGAAAGTATTTTGTCACGAGATCACGCCTACCATTAGGCTTTATCTCCATGTCATAGACCTCCACCATGTCCCATGTTCCATCAGAACCAGAGTCACCTTGAGGCCAATGGCGATTTTTCAAACCCATTGACACAAACTTTTTGACTTCTTCAACACTCTCCAATCCCATTGTTGAGTGATTTTCATTCACTAATGCGTAGTACGGCATTGCTCTCTCCTTTTGCCCTTATTTAGCTTCTAGTTTATAATCATGGATAATCGTACCCAGATCAGAATTGCCTCTTATGTGAGGCGGTATCCACGTTGGCTCACTACGCCCTTTAATGCGCCTGTGGTGTCCTCTTACCCAATGCTCCCTCTTAGGCGTTCCATGCCCTGTAAACATCTGTTCATAGACCTTTACACCGCGAGGCTTTGGTAACTGGATTGTCACGACCTTGTATTCATTCTTAGGAACCACACGCCCAAAGCGTATATGATCAATCTTTTTTGGCGGCGTTGTGTTTAGATGGATAACCTGATCGTAATTAAGCGTACTAAGTAGCGCGATCAGAAACCTGACATCGCCCATTCCATACTTGCCCTGATCAGCAGAAAAATTACGTTTGACCAACTCAGCCATTTCGTTTGGTTCCCAGCCCATTTTGAACTTTTGTGCTGGTATAGACCAGTGCATAGCCGCCGTTTGGATAAGTCCACACTTGTACATAATCTCGTCCAAGAACTCTCTTTGAACAGGGTCTTTGCTATGCTTTGCGTAATACCAAGGCGCGAAAATAATATCAGAAGTTTCCTGATTGTAATTTGCCTCAAGCATTTCAGCTTTATCAGAAAATATCCTGTCTCCATTGGAAATTTCAAATCCCATAGGATAAGCCGCAATGCGTTCTGAACCTTCATGTATTGTAATGCCATATTTAGCATAAACAATTTTGTCATTTACCCTGCGGATATGATAACCAGTGCGGTTTCCCTTAACATCGTCACCAAACTTAATGTACATGTCTGGAGTATATTTATCATGAGCGTTTTTTCTTGAAGTCCTACGCGCTTGTTCATCCCACTCTATCCACATACTATCAAAGCACGGCATAGCCCTATGCAACATCGCAAGCAATGTTTGCGGCTTAACAAAAGACGCTTTAACAATCTCGTCCAGAAGCGTATTGTCCACCATAAATTTTTGCATCGTTGCCATATCAGCTTGCATGTTGCGCCTCATAGCTTCAGCGACACTGCCGCCAGTATATACGGCAAAGCCCTTCTTTGTTTCAGCCAAAGCCGCTTGCACCATGTTCGCCAAAACAGGACTGTCTTCTTCCTTGACCAAATTACGGTTTTTCATGTCATCAGCCATGCGCTCAACGCCATCCCATGAACTAGCCATTACACCCTCTCCCATATGTCTTTCTGACGTTGCTTCCAGCCATAGCTGTCCATCGCTCTACGCATGATCCGCTCTGCGGTATCAGTCCAGACCAAGGCGTTCTTCTTTGCCCAGATCCAAGCGTACAATTCCTGCGTTAGCCTTGTGATATTATCGCCCTGACGCTTGCCCACGATATGCCCAATTTCATGCAAGGCAGATACATAGTATCCAGTGTTTTTGGTTGGACGGATTTGTATCTCACGCGGATTGCGTCTTGCCCAATAACGAGGCTCAGACTCATCTAGGCTTTGATATGAAACCCTGATCTTGTGCCGTGCCGCTAATTCCATAACGTGCAATGCCATTTCAATACGTTTAACTGTCATTGCTCTAACCTCAACCATTTTGCTTTAATTAACATTGACTGCGCTTCCTGCAATCCACCTGCCGCGCCAAGTAACAACTCAACCTCTTGATCTGTGGCATCGCCGGTAACTAGACTATGCACAGCGTTGATCGTTTGATTAAGCAACGCTTGAACTTCCAAGTAATCTGTTGATCTAGCCATATTGCCCTCCATTGATAGTGCCTGATAACAGATATAAGAAGTGATTGCATACTTGTCAATAGCAAATATCAATAATGGTTAATTAAGGTTAATTAGCCGTTATTTAGAAATCTTCTAATATGCTTCTGGACGGCACATGGGTTGGTCCTGGCCTGACTGTGCCATGTCGATCAATGTCATCAGGCACATTGTCGGCAAACGCATCTTTTGGCATTCCTTGTGTTGCTTTATCCCACGCAACTTTGTTTGCCTCAACATAATCTTTATAGGCTCTATCCATTCCCTGCATGGCATCAGCCCGTCTGCGCGAACCGCCGCATACATTCGTTAAGTCTTTATTAATGTAATTTGTCTGGTTTTTATCCTGCATCATTTTCACACTCTGCGGCGCAAGCAAGGTATCCGCAGCCATCAATGTAATTGTCTTCGTGACTTACGTTGCTTTTAATACGAGCAATTTTAAGCAGACTCATTAACACCCCCACATCTGTTGGGCTGACTTCGATACCCAGGTGAATTGACCAGTAACGAGCAATTGTTCGGAAATTATCCTCCATAGCGCCATGATCTGCTGCTCTGTCTTTCGTTACATACTTCTTTGCTGTGTCCAGCACTTCCGCCCTTTTCATTCTTGATGCTCCCTGCATTGCCAAGTCTTCCCGTCATCGCTGCTGTGCCAAGCCCAGTTGCTGCCACAATACGAACAAATGTTCTCTTTCGGCCCGGTGCTGCGCCGTTTCTCCGGGGCTTTTTTGTTTTCCGACATCTCTTTTAGCCGCTTTTTGCGCCACGGATCTGCATATTCCCCAAACAAATCATCAATATTAGACATTATCCCTCGCTGTTACAGCTTCATATTCACCCCGACTCATAGGCCCATCAACTGCTCCTAGCCATACTCTGCCGCCCGTAGCCGTCAACTGGAACTTATCAATTCGATTGTCCTGTTGTAGACTACGAACATATCCTTCTAGTGTCTGCTTCCCGATGCCTTGCAGTATCTCAGGGGCATCAGCGTCCTCTGACCGTTTATGAACTCCGTTGTTGCCACTCATATGGGTTAGAGCCACACCTTCGCGCTCACAATGGATAATCCAATCAGCCATAGCGTCCAGCTTCATCTCAAGAACTGTACCGCTGTTAAGTGATTTGATCTCTTCAGTGCGATCATTTAGCAGCCCAGTCATTGGATCTCGTACAAAATGCCGAACATTTCTACTGGCTGGTCCGTTAGACTTGACTACAGCGCCATCGAAACAACTGTTACGCTGGTATGGTAAACCTAGCCGCTCACAAGTCTTCTTGCCGCGTTGAGCATCAACCTGCCATAACGCAAATGAAGACCTGACCCCATCAACAAGAGCAGTCGTACCCCTGATTAGATTACGCGCTTCTTCGGGTGTTTTGATTACAGCGTTGTCCTTGATCTTCGTCATGTGGTGACAAACCAGTACAGATGCACCTGTTTCTGTTGCCATTCTAGCCAGCAGACCTGTCA